GGGTCACGCTTCTTGGCTGACTTTACCAATGCCACGATCACAAACCGTTTGGCTTTCCAAACAAGCACGACCAACAGCACAACGGGCATTTATGCGCTTCCTAACGGCACATCCACGGCTGCTTCTTGGCAAGCAACCAATGCCGCTGATCCTACCAACGCATCCAAGATTTTGATTGCAACGAACGGATCGACGGACGTTCAATTGGTGTCGGGCATCAACGGCACAGGTACGTATTTGCCGCTATCGTTCTACACGAACGGCTCTGGTCAGTTTGCCATCAATACGTCGGGTGCTTGGGGTATTGGCTCTGTTGCTGGTGCTACAGTAAACTATGGAACGTCAGGACAAGCATATATTTCTGGCGGATCTTCAGCACAACCATCTTGGGGTACTTTAGGTATCGCAGGTGGAGGTACAGGGCTTACATCTACTCCTGCAAACGGCGCTTTAGATATTGGTAATGGAACAAACTTTACCCGCACGACATTAACGGCTGGTACGGCGATTGGCGTCACTAACGGTTCTGGTTCTATTACTATTAATAACACAGGCGTTACGTCTGCGGTTGCAGGTACGGGTATTTCAGTTTCTGGTGCAACTGGTGCGGTAACTATTACCAATTCTGGTGTTACGTCTCTTGCGGCAGGAACTGGAATTTCTGTTTCAGGATCGACAGGTGGCATTACAGTTACCAATAGCGGCGTAACATCTGCGGTGGCAGGGACGGGTGTTAGTGTTTCTGGTTCTACTGGCGCTGTAACATTCAGTATTGGTCAGGCAGTTGGGACAGCGAATACTCCGACTTTTGCGGGGTTAACTTTAACAGGTGATATTACAACTTATCGGTCAGGATCGCCGTCAACGGGCGTTATTTTCCTTGGAAACAGTGGTGCTCGTTATCTTTATTATGATGGCACAAATTATAATATGCCCTCCGCAAGTCTTTTTCTTGGTGGAACATTATATGCCACAGGGAACGTCACGGCTTATTATTCTGATGACCGCTTAAAAACGCGTCTTGGTAATATTGAAAATGCGTTGGACAAAGTGTCTTCGTTAACTGGTTTTTATTATGAAGCCAATGAAACAGCACAAGCACTTGGTTACAAAGTAAGACGAGAAATTGGTGTATCGGCGCAAGACGTTCAAAAAATATTGCCTGAGATTGTTGCTCCAGCACCAATTGATAATCAGTATCTTACAATTGATTATGAACGCATTGTCCCATTGCTAATTGAGGCCATTAAAGAACTTAATGCTAAGGTTGAGCGGTTGGAGGGCAAATAATGTCTACTTACTGCCCCGCTTCAGGCACAATTACGATGGTGGATATATACAACGCATTCCCCAATATTGCGTCGTATAATCTTAATTCGTATCGTGGGCAGACTTATTATTATTCTAATGGATCTTCTGGAACATTTTCATCTGGCACAATTAATATGTCAGATTTTTATAGCACTACAGGGACTGCCCCCAATTATACATCTACTTACCTTGTTGTTGCAGGAGGCGGTGGCGGTGGTTCAAATGCTGGCGGCGGCGGCGGGGCCGGAGGGTACCTAACGGGTACACTTTCTCTTTCTTCCGGTTCAACTTACACTGCAACAGTAGGCGGTGGCGGGGCAATTGCAGCAAGTGGGTCTAATTCTTCTTTTACCGGTGTTACAACTGCAATAGGCGGCGGTAATGGAAGTGGGTTTAATTCAAATGGTGGAAATGGCGGATCGGGCGGCGGCGGTGGTGGCGGTCAAACCCAAAAAGTTGGTGGGACAGGAACTTCTGGTCAAGGTTCAATAGGAGGTAATGGTTCAGTTGATGCTATTGGTATCTCTGCTAATCTTTACGGCGGCGGCGGCGGCGGATCAAGCGGCGGCGGCGGCAATTCTACCACTTCAAGTCGCGGCGCGGCAGGCGCTGGAACTTCAAATTCTATTACTGGCTCTGCTTTAACTTATTCAACCGGAGGTTCAGGCGGCGGTGGTTATGGTGGAACAGATACAGGGAATGGAGCCGCTGGGGGCGCGAACACTGGAAATGGCGGCGGCGGCAGCGGTGCGTCCCCAGATGTTGGCGGCGCAGGTGGTTCTGGTGTTGTAATTATTTCTGTCCCAACATCGCGCTATACAGGCTCAGTGACAGGCTCTCCGACCATTACGACATCTGGTAGTAATACAATTATTAAATTTACTGGCTCAGGGACGTACGTAGCATGAGTCATTTTGCCCAAATAGAAAACGGTATTGTCACGCAAGTTATTGTTGCGGAACAAGATGTTATTGATTCTGGCCTTTTTGGGTCGCCTTCTGAATGGGTTCAAACATCTTATAACACCCGTGGCGGCATTCATTACGGCCAAGATGGGCAGCCTGATGGTGGTGTGGCATTGCGCGGTAATCATGCAGGTATTGGATATATTTATGATGCAACGCATGATGTATTTTATGCGCCTCAACCGTTTTCTTCTTGGACTTTAAACCAAACAACTTGGTTATGGGAATCTCCGGTTCAACGCCCAAATGATGGTAAATCATACATTTGGGACGAAAACAGTAAAAATTGGGTGGAATTATAAAAATGCAATTAGAAACTCAAAAAACTGCGGGGATTGGAATGTCCGTTGCTTTGGTGTACTATCAATCAACCGGAACATTTTTGCGGCCATTATTCGGGATTTTCAACCATGACCCTGACTGATCACATTGATACAGGCGTTAAACATTTCATGGATTGGCTTTCGCTGTCCGCTGCATTGGGTACTCTTATGGGTTGGATACCGGAAGTTGGCGCGTTTTTCCCTATTATTTGGTACGGAATTAAAATTTACGAGACCGATACAGTTCAAAGTTTGTTAGGCAAGAAAGGCAAATCAGATGTCAACAACGACTAATCTTGCGCTTAACGAGCCAGCATATAACAGCACATCCCCGACTTGGGATCAGCCGCTCAATTATAACTCCACCATTCTTGATCAGATTTTTGGCAATACGACCGGTGTTTCAGTAAGCACTAGTTCAACGCCAACATATACCAATATTGCAGCCCCAAGTGCTGTCGCGGCGGGTTCTACGTCGCAAGCCATGCGTTTCAATCTGACCGGAACATTGGCCGCTAACCAGACCGTTCTATTGCCTCAAAGCGTGGCAGGTATGTGGGTTGTTACCAATAGTACGTCTGGCGCGTATACCGTCCTATTGGGATCAAATAACGGCAGTAATGCAGCCGCTGGAACTACTGTATCTTGCCCACAGGGTTATAGCATTCTTGTCTATTGCGACGGGACAAACGTAAAAAAGGCGGATGATGGATTAATTTCGTCAGTTTTAGCCGTTTCAAGCGGTGGTACGGGCGCTTCAACGCTTACGGCCAACAATGTTATTCTTGGTAACGGAACCAGTGCAGTCCAATTTGTGGCCCCCGGCACAAGCGGCAACGTACTTACATCTAACGGGACTACATGGACGTCCTCATCCTTGGCATCCGGTGGAACATTAATCCGCGCCCCGCAAGTCCTTACCAATACGGGCGGTGGAACTTACACAACTCCGGCTGGCTGTAATCACATTCTTATTGAAATGATTGGCGGTGGCGGTGGCGGTGGCGGTGTTGCGGGGTCGACTGGCGGAACAAGTTATGGCGGTGGAGGTGGCGGTTCACTCTTTGCTGTTAAATACGCTACAGTCGCCCCATCTACAGGATATACTTACGCTGTTGGTGCTGCGGGATCAGGTGGAAATGGCGGCTCTTACAATGGTGGTGCAGGTGGAACGTCGTCCATAACAATTTCTGGGACAACATATTCTGTTTCTGGCGGTGGCGGCGGTCTTTACAGTGGAAGCGGGGCTGGAACTAACGGGTCAACCGGAACCGCTACGAATATGGATTATTCAATTACCCCAATAATTCCTGCTGGTGGTTCTGGGTACGGTGGCTGCGTAGATACTCCTTATGGAATTACTATGGGGGGAGGATACTCAAACCCTTTTTATCAACAAATCCGTGGTGGATATAATGGTTTTGGTTGGGGTGCTGGCGGGTCAGGCGCTTATAACAACGCTTATAGTGGTGCGCCAACTGAACCCGGCGGCAATGGTTACCAAGGCATGATTCGCATTTGGGAATACACGTAATGCAATTTACTTGGACATTCCCTCAGTTTATAGTGACGCCAGTATATGATGGTTTAGCCAATGTGGTTACGGCTATTAATTGGGTATGCACTGGAACTGATGGAACTATCTCGTCATCAGCATCTGGTACTGCAAAGTTAAGTACGCCTAGCCCAGCAGAATTTGTTCCATATGCTGACATCACCCAAGAAATGGCTTATAAGTGGGTGGCGGATTGCATTAGTATGCCAGCCGTAGAAATGGGGATATCGGCGCAAATAGCGCAGTTATCTCAGCCTGTATCACAACCGCAATTGCCACCTTTCTAAGAGGATAAAATGGAAAACCTTGAACTTGATCTTAAATTAACTGTCGCTCATGTTAATGCAATTTTAAAGCATCTGGCTAACGGCGTTTACGCTGAAGTTGCGGATGTTATTGCAGCACTTCATGGGCAAGCTAAGCCACAAGTAGAATTAGCAGCGTCCACTGCCGCACCAGAAGCTCCAGCCGAAACTCTAGCTGGCGCTCCTACGGAATAATATGGACCCGTTTACCCTCATAGCTGGGGCTACTGCTATTTATAATAGCATTAAGTCAGCGGTTGATGCGGGTAATGATGTTATGGACACGGCTGAGAAGGTCGGAACCCTTTTTGGCCGTGTTGCTCAAATTGTTCAGATTGCGTCATCTCCTCGAAAAAAGAAGATGTTTCAATCTCAGGCTGACTTTGAAGCTGAAGCCGTAAAGATGTACGCGGTAAAAGCCAAGGCGCAACAGATGGCGCTTGATGTTAAGAATATGTTTGTTGGCCAGTATGGTAGGGCTGCATGGGAAAGCATCCAACGTCAGGTCATTGAGATGAGAAAAGAAGCAGCAAGAGAAGCGGCGCTGGCGATGAAGCAACAGGAAGAAAACAGGCAAGACATAATTGTGATCGGTAGCATTGTTGGCGTTTTGTTGCTTGGAATTGCAGCTATTGGTGTTTTCCTTATGATTACGGTGAAATAACATGGACTTTCTCAAAACTTTTGGCCCACTGATTGGTCAGGTCGCCCCAACCATAGCCAGTGCTTTAGGCGGACCACTAGCTGGAATGGCTGTTAAGGCTGTATCTAGTGCCTTGTTTGGTCATCAAGATGCATCTGAAGATGAGATCATGGCTGCAATGGGTACAGCCACTCCAGATCAACTAACGGCACTCAAGAAGATTGACGCTGACTTCAAAGTTCAAATGAAGTCACTTGATATTGACCTTGAAAAGATTGCGGCTAGTGACCGTAATAGCGCCCGTAACATGCAGATTCAGACGCATGATTGGACGCCCCGTGTCATCGCTATTGTGGTTATCCTAGCTTGGGTTTTTATCCAGTGGCATCTATTTAATAGTGTCATTCCCGATACCATGCGTGAACTTATTGCCCGTGTATTGGGAACGCTAGATGCCTCATTGACACTAGTATTGTCGTATTATTTTGGTTCATCACATCAGCATACACCGGCTCCAAAGGCATAACTAATGAATATCAATTTAAAATTTGAATGTTCTGCGGTTGAATGCTTAAAACCCGCTTTATGCAAAGGTTTATGCAATGCGCACTACCTAAGAATGCGCAAAGGTTTAAACATGGATTCGCCAGTTAGAATTCAAGGCAAAAACAGAAAATGTAAAATTGAAGATTGTGGTAAGAAACATTATGGTAATGGTTATTGTGTTAACCATTGGAGAACTTGGAATAGGCAAAATATTAAGTTAAAGTTAATAGAAATGATGGGCGGTAAATGCACGGTATGCAAAAACACTTACCATCATGCGGCTTTTGATTTTCACCATTTAGACCCTTCAAA